GTGCTGAGTTATATCAGCGTGGATATTCGTGGATGACGATTACATCGAAGACTGGTGCTATCATCGATGGCAAGAAAGTTGACCGTGAGAAGTTCTTCGACACTTTGAATGCTTGGGGTAAAGATCCTGAGAAGAAGTTTGTTGTTATCCATCATAGCATTCTCAGTGAAGGTATTAACGTCAGTGGACTTGAAGCTGTTATCTTCATGCGGAATATGGACTACATTGGTATCAGTCAGAGTATTGGTCGTGTCATTAGACTGGGTGATAAGTCTAAGACTTTTGGTCTAGTTTGTATCCCAACTTATGATGCTGTTGGTATTGGTACTGCCAAGAAAGTTCAGGCAGTTGTTGATGTCGTTTTCAACCAAGGTCAACCCGCTATTTCGGAGATCCGTCGATGAATTATACTAAAGAACAACTAATTGATGCACTATGTGCAGAGTGGGACTATCTCTGCCATGATGATTTTGATCCTGAAAATGATCAAACCACTGAAGAATATCGAGAGGATTTGAATAAAATGACATTAGAAGAACTTATTGAAGAAACATCAACAGGAGAAGGATATACTCTTGATGAATGGTTTGAGCATTGGGGATATTGTGAAGGATGAAAGTAACAGAACACTATGGAAACTTTCCTCCTGGTTGGAGTGAAGAGGAACTTGATTCTTTGATGAAACTCGTAAAGAATGAAATCAAGTCTTCTGATGATAAAGATACTCAGATGTTTTATGCCAAAATTTATGGTAAACTGATGGGGGAAAAAACTTCATTATGAAAGTTACACAAACTAAGTCTGATATTTTAGACTCCAAACCTGTAGAGCAAGGATTCATTGTTGGAAAATATGATGACCCCATGATGTATGCTGCTGTTCCTATTGGAGGTAGTAATACAAAGTTAGCAGTTGTTCATCAAGCAAATGTTCTTACTGTTTGTCGAAACCGTCAGTCTGCACTAAACTTTATAGATAGGCACCGAAAGAAAAAGTCTGTTGCTAAACTACCCATATGACTGAACTAGAAAAACTATCTATTGCTCTCAACCAGATAGATAATGTAACCAATTTATTGGCAGATAATGAATGGAAAAACTTTTTGTATCAACATTTAATTCCTATTAAATATGAAATACAAAGACAACAATCCCTCTTGACTAAAACAAACTACTATAATATTATAGAGGAGCAACCTACACAAACTGATGACTAAGTATCTCTACATTGTTAATCATTTTATTCCTTTTCCTACCAGTGAATATGGTGGTGTTTGGAATGTTATTGCGGAAAATAATGAAGAATGTTTCGATCTTATTACCAAACAATATGATAGTTTCTATGAACAATATTATGGAACTTTACGTGAAAATATCCTAAAGTCTCGCGCTTATGCTCTCGCAGAAAGACCTGAGTCTTGTGTTGTTGAAGAGTTTACAACATAATGCTTGAACTACCTATCGATTTCATTCATGAACCACCAAAAGGTTTCTCCTATGAAGTTACAGAGCATCGAAAAAATATGCTTGCTATTTGGATTATCAACCATGGCATGTTCACTTATACTGACACACAACCTCGGTCAATCTGGGGTTTCTACAGTAGAACAAAGAAATGCTATCATGCGCCTATTAACTCCACCAAGCATGGAGATAAGGTAGATATTTCTAATACTCGCCCTTATACTGCAATGCAACTCAATTTAACCCCACTTCAGAGAGCATTTCTATGACATATGAACCCCAAGTTGATGACTATGTAAAATGGGAACATGGTGGACACATCGATGAAGGGTGGGTTTATTTTAAGTGTGAGCAATATATTACTATTGAAACCAGAGTAAAAGATAAATGTGAACAGAATATAAAAGACTGCCCTATTCATAAAAAAACTCATGTATTATTACTTTGTTATCCAATGTTTTGGCATCAGTTAGAGTACGTTAAAACTAGAGCATCTAACTGCTCTGAATATAAGTCTCAAGAATATCGA